TCTATCCATACCAGAAAAGTCACCTTGAATGACTTTAGTGAGACCTTTATCCATATATTTTTTAATGGTATCACCAATTTGGTCCCAAGTTTGCCCACCACCATATCCTTTGAATTTTTTAAAATATTGCTCGAGAGCATATATGACCGGTCCCATAACAAATTTGTGTTCGTCACACAAAGCAGAGATAGCACGGTTTTTAGGATATTCACCATTTTCCATCATTTGTTTTTCTGATTTACAAAACATGTTAGCGACACGTTTTCTAAGTCGTGTTTGATCGACTTTGTCCATGTCTTTTTGTTGTTGTGCGGTTAAATGGTTATACCAGACGTCGTAACTATAATGAAAATCTTCAAGGATTTCGCGTACTTCTGGTAAGATGACTCTTTCATGAAATTCTTCAATTTGTATGAGTATGTCGTCATCAGGTTGGGCAATTGCAGTACATTGACGCCTAGTAGCGGCATATAAATTAGCTAAACATCCTTCGTAATACACAATGTTAGGTGCATTGTGTATTATAGGTGCGATTTGTATACATGCTAACACTTCTTTAGTGGGGCATATAAGTTCAGCTATGTACTGTTTGGTTGGATAAGCAGGTGCATTGAATTTCCAAGTAGTATTAAGGCTTATCAAACCATTAAGACCATTCTGATGGTCTAATGTGAGACATTGTTTAAAGACGCGTCCCGAATACGTCTCGATGATATTGCCACCCCGTCATAAGAGGGGGTTTGTGGCACCTCTGGTGTTGAGCGCTAATTCATTCACGTCAACGGTGCCTGCGTTACAACCACAAAAATTGATTTGAGTTCCAAGTAAGCGCATAGCAGTCCAAAATCCGTAACTACGCACCGAGTTAATGAAACCACGGTATGGCAGATTACGTTGGGCTAGAGCATCTCTTAAGAAACCTCCGGTGGCGGAAGACTTAAAATGGCTCATAAGTGCTTGTTGTTTGATAATTTGTTTTGCAACATAAACCGACAAACAAGCAACCATGTCAGGTGTAACAGCAGCTTTGTGGCCACTGTACAACCGACTATTGATGAGGGCTAAGATTTCATCGACGTTTGTTTTTTTACAACAAGCGCCAATGATTGCATTAAGAGTGGTGTCCTGTATAACATAGCTACTGCTATTATAAGTAAATGTTAAGACACCCGTATTGACCTCACTAACAACTGATAAACCAACAATACCATCATTTTCTAGGGTTGTATAAACAACAGCTTGTTTGGTATTGGGATCAGCGTCATAATATTTGCCTACGCGGGATAAACGGTTCATCGCAGTAGACATAGAATAATCATATGGCATAGGCCCAGAAGCAGGTTTGCTAGTCGCAATTTGATTCACCTCCTTGTTATGATTGTCAGCTGTTGCCGTCACAGCTTTTTCAATTACAGTTCCAGTACATGGATTGACAACTTTGTAATTGAACGAATGATTACGCTCGATTTCTTTATTGAATTCAGAAATTCCATCGCGCATTAATCGCGCAGATATTTTTACTCGTTCAAGTAATATTTTACGAGCGATATCATGATATGGAAGCGTACATTTCTCATCACAATCAACGTGATTGTAATCTCTACAATTGAGATAAG